GTTGGCATAGGCCACGGCGAAGGGGATCTCATCAAGGGTGGTGGCACCTTCGCTGATCAGCTCCCAGTTGCGGCTCTTGGATGCCTGCTTGCGGAACAGACGGAAGCGGCCGGGTTCCAGCACGCGCACCTGCTCGCAGACTTCCTCGCCGAACTCGCCGTAGGGAACGGTGACCCGTTCCAGCAGGCGCAGCTGCGTCAGCTTCTGGCTGCCGCCGATCACATCAGTGCGCCAGCCGAGGATGTCACGCGGCGTGTAGCTGACCCAGTAAGGCCGGCTGAAATCAGTGACCGGGGTGTCGTCACCCTCGTCGCCGCGTGGGTAGTCCACCAGCACGCCGACGTGGCCGTAGCGGATGCAGGTGCGGGCCAGCTCCTGCAGGTAGGCGTTGAGATCGTTGCCGGCTAGGTCTGTGTCAAAGAGGTGCTCCTGGATCGGATCGGGCACGTTGTCGAGGCGCACCGGCTTGCGGCACAGCATCCCGGCCAGCATCTGCTCCAGGCGCAGCATGTAAGGCGGACAGACGCTGCGGGCCAGGCGGGCGCTGTAGGCCTCGTCTTCCTCGCGGGGCTCCTGCGGCAGGTAGCGCTTGCCAGCGGCCTGCATTCCGAGCGTGCCAAGGCCAAGCTGCTCAATCAGCCGCCAGCGTGGTTCCATGCGCTGCCAGGCCAGCGATGGATCGTAAACCTGCAGCTCTTCGACAGTGGTAAGAGACAGGTTGTTCAGGCTGGCGGCGAAATTATGCACGCGCTTTTGGCCTAGGTTTCCGCTAGGCCAGGGCTTTCCTCACGGCATAACGGCTGATGTTGAGGTGCTGGGCGATGCGGGTCTGGCTGTAGCCGGAGCGATGCAGGCGTTGGATGCGTTGCTGACGGCTCTCGCTGAGCCAGAGCGCCACGCCGATCAGGACAATCAGCGGCAGCAGCAGCCACACGGCTGCGCAGGTGATGGTGGTCATGGGGTCAATGCAGTGGTGGTCGGTGGTGGGCGCTGCCCATCGCTTCCGACTACCGAACACTAGCCCATAGGCTCCGCTATGTCGAGCTAGTAGAGGCGGTCAGTTCCCCTTCAGCCTGCGGCGTGGCTTGCTGCTACCAAGTGCGGCTTGATTCCTGCTGCCGCCCAGCGCTGCACCCATGTTGCGGTAGTACCGGGCATCAGACTGCGCTAGCTGCCGCATCGTGCCGCGCAAGGCACCGCTGACGCTGCCAGTACGGCTGACAGATGATGAGCCTGTGGCGGTCGTGGCCGATGCACGCCTTTTCATGTCGCGCTGGATGATCCGCATTCCAGCAACGTTGCCGCCGAGCATCTGCATCCGGTCCTGCTCGGCGCGATACAGCCTGCGCTGACCTTTACGCAACGCCTTAGTCATGCTGCCGCCAGGGCGTGGCGCTGCTGGCAGTGCGCGACCTGCCACGGTTCCGCTACTGCCAGAGCCTGCAAAGCGACCGCGGCGATCACGAACGTAGCGGCGGACAGCCATGACAGCCTTTAAGGCAAGGTTGCCGATCAATAGAGCCGCACGCCGCGCACAGCACGCCCGGCCGTTGGCCGACCCACCTCAAACAGGCGGTGGCACATGTAGCCCAGTCCATCAACCATGTGGTCGTAGCCAGCCTGCTTGTCGGGCTCACCTTTGTCGGTGTAGCTCTGCAGCTCCAGGCACTCGATCAGCTTGCGGCAGCGCGGATCAATCCACAGGCGGGTTTCGCCGTTGCCGTTCTCCAGCAGCGCCTGCACCGAAGCCACTCGATCGCGGATGGGCGGGTTAGCTGCCGGGGCCATGTTGCTGATGTCGTAGCTCTGCAGGATGGCGATGTCGCTGCGGCTGCTGTTGGTGCTTCGGTTGCGGCCTGAGGCATCCGGGTAGCCGAGCACCCGCGCCTGGGGGTGACGGCGGCGCAGCTCCTTGCCCAATGCGTCGGTGTCGTGAGCGGCGGCGATCTCGTCAACGATGAACAGCTCGCGGCCACGGCGCACACCCAGCACCGCATTGGTGTTGCCGACGTTGAAGTCGCAGCCCATCAGGATCGTCTCGTCATCCTCAATGGCGATGGGCACCACATGGCGGTTGCGGTTGAAGCGGTCGTAGACCGTGCCGGTGGTCAGCGAGACGAACTCGCCGTTCAGGTATGCCTGGATCAGGTTGGCCGGGTAGTTGGCGATCAGGCTGGGGATGAAGTCGTCTGGCAGGTGCGGGTTGTCTGCGGTGCGGGCCTGAATCAGGCGCGTGTCGTCTTTGGCATCGCGCTTGAAAGTTTGGTAGGCCCAGCCGAAGCCCTCTGGTGTGGTGGCGGCATAGAACTGGCGGACGTGGCCAGCACGCAGACGGGCCAGGGCCATGCGGGCTGCGTTCTCGGCGACACGTTGCGGGGCGGTGTCGGCCTCGTCAAAGCCGATGGCGCAGAGGTTCTGGCCCCGGATGCGGTTCCAGGTTTCCATGGTGCGCAGCAGGATCGTGTGCTGCCCCTCGGCAAAGGTGAGGGTGTATTCAGGCAGCGGGCTAACGCGGAAGGTGAAAGGGATTTCCCACTCGGTCAGCAGGTCGTCAAAGGTGCGCTCCAGGATGTCGCGCAGCATCGGCGCGACGGGTTCAAACAGGGCTGAGGCATAGCCGATGTTCTGCGCGGCCAGGGTGACGGCCTTGGCGACCAGGCCGTGCGTTTTGCCAGCACCGAAGCCGCAGACCAGACCGATCTTGCGGTGGGTGATGTCATCGCAGAAGGCGAGTTGATGGGGCAGGAGGCTGGCGCGAACGCGGGCTAGGGCATCAGCCGCTGATGGCGTTGACGAGTCAATCTCTGGGTTGAGAAAGTCAAGCAGGCCAGACTGAGTGGTGATGCCGTCCAGCAGGCTGGGCATCAGCTCATCTCAAAGCGCAGCAGACGTGCCTGGTCTTCCAAAGCTTTCAGGGCAACGCTGAGCTGGTTGGCTTCTGATGCGCGGCGCTCGTATTCAACGAGGCGGGCGATGGCAGCAGCTAGCCATTGCGGGCGCTCCAGCTCGGCGTCCAGTTGCATCAACTGGCGTGCGCGAGCGATGTAATCATCAGCCTGACGAGCTGACACATCCCAGGTATTTGCAGCGTGCTGAACAATTTGATGCCTACTGTGCGCACGAAGTAGCAGGTCGTAGACAGCGTTGACCCGCTCGTCAATTTCTACGTTGGTGCTCTTCTTTGCCATGGCCGGAGTTTAACCGGAAGCGGGCATCAGGAGGATACCGTCAGCCGCGAGGATGTTGAGACGCAGCTCGGCATCATCCAGGTTTTCAGCCCAAACGGTGGCCATGCGGTTGATGCGCTCTGGCGCAACGCGGTACAAGAAGAGGTACTGCCCCTGCAGGGGATGAGCCAGGGAAGAGGGAACGTAGGCGCCGGTCAGCTGAAAGGAGCCGAGGAGGTTGATGGCGACGTGCTCAGCATCGGCCATGGTCAGCTCGGGCAGATCAATGACCAGGCCAAAGGGATCCCCATCGAAGGGGTGATTAGCGACGATGCTCCATGGTTCCATGGTCGTGGCGTTGTGGTTAGGTTGCCGCGAGGGGGATGATGGTGATGAGGGCGCCGGGGTGCTCTGCGGCGACGGTGTAGCGCTTGGTGAATGAGGAGATGGCGATGCGTGCGTCGTCTTGAAGGAGGCCAGCATCGACAAGAGCATCTTCAGTAGAGCGGAGGCATTTGCTGCCATCGGGTTTGACGCTGTGAAAGGTTGGCGCTGAGGGCTTGAGGGTGCCTTTGGCGGTGTAGTGCGACTTGGGACGGGGGAAGAGGAAGACGCAGGAGAGGGAGACGGGGCCGGTGATGGTGGGGTGATTGACGGCAATGGCGGCCTGCTGGACGAGGTAACGCCAGGGCTTGAGGTTCTTGCAGGATTCGACCATCACACCGTTGCCTACGTGGCGTTTGCTGCCCTGCGGTTGCGGTGCCATGCCGGCGACGGTGAAGGTAATCACAAGTTGCCCTTCTGGCTAAACGGCAACCTCAGCAGCAACGGCAGCAGGCGCACGAAGGCCACCTTGATGCACAGCTCAACCGCTGCGCCGAGGGCGAGCAGCAGGGCGAGGGTGAGCAGGGCGTTAAGCATCGGCACCCTCCACCCCAAGCACCGGCAGCACCCAGTGGGGGAGTTGCTGGTCGATAGACACGGCGGCGCGCTGGTATGCGTTACTGGCCTCAGCCTGAGTCGTGAAAGTACCTAGATGTATCAGCTTGCCATCTTTGCGAATACGGGCTTGAAGCTTAGGGCCGCACTTGGCAACGCCGGTCCCCAAGGGAGAAGCATTTGACTTTAACTGATTATTCACGCGATGAGTTACCAGCCTCAAGTTACTGGGGGTGTTGTTTGACCTGTTCATGTCAATGTGATCAATCTGAAGCCTGCCAGGGTCACGGTCATTGGCCAGCGCCCATACGATGCGATGAACAAGGTAGCTCCTGTAATTGAGCCTAAGCTGGTAGTAGCCTTCCCCATTGAGACAGCCCGCTTTATCACCTGGCTGGATCTTGTATGGCCGCGCCACTACCCAAATCAAGTTTGTAGGAGATTCGTCACTTAATGCAAAGTAAGTGCGCAGAAGATCTGGATTCAGGTCAATCTTTGTCATCGGAATTAGCTGATGGAACAGGAAGTGCGTGCCAAGGCAGCCAGTGCGTACAACAAAGAATACAAGGTCGGTGTTCGCTCAAGCGCCACATGTCGTCGTCTTCATCCCACCACCAACACCTCCCCTCCGCATCGCAATCCTCCGGCCCCGGCAGGCGCTCGCTCACCGACACCGGCTTGATGGCGGGGCGGCGCCAGTGGGCAAGGGCTGCACGAATAGAAGCACCGAACTCTTCTTTCTTGAAGCAGCGCCGCCAGCCATGAACATCAGGGTCCATTTCTTCTAGAGGCACTTCGCTGGAAGCGTCCGCCCATTCTTCGATCTCCTCATCACTCGGCCCCTGCGGCTCGGGCTGGGCCA